CCTATTGGTTCTTCAGCAAAGGTGCGTATCAAGGGAGAGAAAAACTTTTCCATTGAAGGTGAATGGAAAGATAATCCAGAGTTGTTTGGTCAAGAGAGATTTAATTCTGGAGGGAAATATGTACTTGTTACTGAGGGTGAATTAGATGCACTATCTGCCTATCAGATGCTTGGGAATGATAAGTATCCTATTGCAGTGGTGTCGGTTCGTAATGGTGCTCAGTCTGCTCTGAAGGACTGTAAAGCCAATTTTGATTGGTTAGATACATTTGAGTATGTTGTATTCAATTTTGATAGCGACCATGTAGGACTAGAGGCTCAGTCTCATTGTGCAGAATTATTTAGTCACAAGGCAAAGTGCATGGTAGCTGTCAATGGGATGAAGGATGCTTCAGACTACTTGATGGATAATCGCTCACAGGAATATGTCAATAATTTCTGGAGAGCAGAGAGATGGACACCAGATGGTATTGTTTCTGGTTCTAGTTTGTACGACTCAGTGATGAAGCCCATTGAAAAATCAGATGTTGATTATCCATTTGCAGGACTAAATAGCTTGACATATGGAATACGAAAGGGCGAACTGGTCACAGTGACAGCGGGAAGTGGGCTAGGGAAGTCACAGTTTTTAAGGGAAATCATTTGGCATATTCTTCAGGATACTGAGAGTAGTATTGGATTGATGTTCTTAGAAGAATCCACTAGACGCACTGGATTGTCTCTGATGTCTCTTGCCGCTAATAAGCCACTTCATCTCCCAGATACTGTGGCAACACAGGAGGAAAAAGACTATGCATTTAATCAGACACTTGGTACAGATCGTGTGTATCTCTTTGATCATTTCGGTTCCACTGACGTTGATAATATCGTCAATCGTGTACGCTACCTTGCCAAAGTTGTTGGATGTAGCTATGTGTTTGTCGATCATATTAGCATCATTGTCAGTGCTCAGTCTAACGGCGATGAGCGAAAAGCCATCGACGAAATAATGACCAAATTGAGAATGCTTGTTCAGGAAACAGGAATCAGTGTGATTTGTGTCAGTCATTTAAAGCGCCCTGAAAACAAAGGACATGAAGAGGGTGCGGCAACATCATTAGCTCAATTGCGTGGCTCTGGAGCCATTGCACAGCTTTCTGATATGGTGTTGGGACTAGAGCGTAATGGACAAGCCGATGATACCTCAGAAAGGAACACAACACGTGTCAGAGTGCTTAAAAATCGCTTCAGTGGGATCACCGGGAAGGCCTGTGCATTGCTTTATAGTCATGATACAGGTAGAATGCGTGAGATTGATGAGGAAGCACTATGATAGAGCATTCAGATAATAGGAAAGGGGATCTAGCCGAATATTATGCTGTGACTTGGTTATGGGATCAAGGCTATGAAGTGTTTCATAACTGTGGATGTGATGGTGCAATTGATTTGATTGCAATGGCTGAAGATGGTACAATAGTATTGATTGATGTTAAAACTACCAGACCCGGACACAATACATCTTGGGGAACAAGCAATCTGTCAGATAAACAAAAGGTATTAGGTGTTAGGAAGCTAATGTTTAATGCAGAAACACGTGAATTATTTTTTGTAGAGCATCGCCATGAAAAAACTAGTATTGGACATCGAGACGAACACCACACACAGTACGATTTGGTGTTGTCTGACTCAGGATGTTGAAACAGGAGAATCAATATGTCATACGGAAGCATCCACTCTTGCGCCTCTGGTAAAGGAGTACGATCAAATCATCGGTCACAATATCATTGGTTTCGATGCGCCAATGTTACGGAAGCTTTGGAACATTGGGACACCGAAATCGAAAGCGGTAGACACCTTGATTCTTTCAAGGCTTTTGAATCCACAGCTAGACGGAGGACACAGCCTAAGAGCTTGGGGTTTGCGTCTGAAGAATACTAAGATAGACTTTGAAGACTATGATGGAGGTCTTACAGATGAAATGGTTGAATACTGTCGTCAAGACGTGGCTCTCACTGCTGATCTCTATTTGCACCTCATGTCAGAGCTTAATAAGTGGAAAGACCCAGAGCAAAGTATACTACTGGAGCACGACATCGCAATCATTTGCAGACAGCAAGAGAGAGACGGTTTTAAACTGGATGTACCTAAAGCTTCAGTGCTTAAAGCTAAACTGTCAGATAGAATGGGAATTATTGAAGATCAGGTTCAAGCAGTATTCCCGCCGATTGTTGAAGAGCGTTGGTCTGAGAAAACAGGAAAGCAACTGAAGGATAAGGTGACCATATTCAATCTTGCATCACGTAAGCAGATTGGCGAGCGCTTGATAAACTTAGGATGGAAACCTACAAAGCACACAGAAAAGGGACAACCAATTGTTGATGAATCCACTTTAGAGACTGTGGATATTCCTCAGGCTCAATTGATTGCAGAATACTTGATGATACAGAAACGTGTTGCCATGATTGATAGTTGGCTAAAACATGTGGATAAGGATTCAGATCGTGTTCATGGTGGAATCATTACTAATGGTGCTGTCACCGGACGAATGACGCATCGCAATCCTAATATGGGTCAGGTTCCCTCAGTCAATAAACCATATGGTCAAGAAATACGATCACTATGGACTGTTGATGATGGTAATGTATTAGTAGGGACAGACTTAAGCGGGATCGAATTAAGATGCCTAGCGCATTATATGCAAGACGAAGAGTGGACAGAGGAACTACTGAATGGCGATATACATCAGAAGAATGCAGATGCCGCAGATATTACCAGACCGCAAGCGAAAACGCTTATATACGCAACATTATATGGAGCAGGAGCTTCCAAAATCGGAAGTATTGTGGGAGGCAGTGCGAAAGATGGGCAGGAAATCTTGTCGAGGTTTTATGCTAACACCCCTGCGTTATCAAGACTTATGGAGAAAGTTAAGAAACTGGCGGAAAAAGGATACGTGCCCGGTCTGGATGGGAGAAGAATACTTGTGCGCTCTGAACATGCCGCACTTAATTCTTTACTGCAGGGATGTGGGGCTATCATTGCTAAACAGTGGTGCGTGGAGGCACACAAAACGTTTAAGAAACAACAAATATCTGTTAAGCAGGTTGCGTTTGTCCATGACGAAATCCAGATTGAAACATCGGAGAGATATGGTGAAGAAGTTGCATCAATCATGGTGCAAGCGGCCTCACAAGCCGGGACTGCCTTGGGCTTTCGATGCCCAGTAGACGCAGAAGCAAAAATAGGTAAAAATTGGTTTGACACACATTAAAAGTGTGTTATAATATTAGTATACCACCAACAGAGGAGAATGGTATGGAAAACACTCAACGCATTAAGGTCAAAGCAGATGTCATGTGGGCATACTTAGATAAGCCAAATGATATGTCTGGTAAATATCAGGTTGACCTGTGCAATCTTTCTGATAGTGCAGTCGGTGCGCTAGAAGGCATGGGCGTTACTGTCCGTCAGAAAGAAGACAAAGGGTACTTCATTACCTGTAAGTCTACTAATCCTATCCGTGCTTATGATCGTGACGGTGATGTCATTGAAGGCATTTCAATCGGCAATGGTTCCAAAGCTGTGGCTATGATCGGAACCTATAGTTGGACTTTTAAGAACAAGGAAGGTACTTCACCTTCACTTAAAAAGCTTGTTGTCGATGAATTGGTAGCCTATGAAGGTGATCCAGTCACGGAACAAATGGACGATGACGACGAAGTTTTATAATGTGTCACGCCCTAATTGATGCCGACATCCTCAACTACCGCATCGGCTTTGCCACAAATGAGGAAGCTGAGAGTGTTGCCATCAGGACTATGGCAGGGTTCTTAGAGGATTTACTCCTCTTTGACCTGCCTGAAGTTCAGACATGGGAACTGCATCTCACAGGGAAAAACAACTTCCGAAACCAGTATGCAGTGACTGTGCCTTACAAGGGCAATCGTACATCTGAGAAGCCTGTTCATTATCATTTACTAAGAGAATATTTAAGTCTTTCTTGGGGTGCTACAATCAATGAGGGAATTGAAGCAGATGATATGCTTGCCATACGTGCTACAGAACTTGGAGATGAAAGCATCATTGTAACGCTTGACAAAGATTTAAATCAAGTTGAAGGATGGCATTATAATTTTGTCAAGAAAACCAAATACTTTGTAGATAAAGATGAGGGGCTTCTCAACTTTTATAAACAATTTTTAACAGGAGATGTTGTCGATAATATCAAAGGTGTTAAAGGAATTGGAGAAGCAAAAGCGGATAAGTTATTGAGAGATAAGACAGAAGCAGAAATGTGGGGTATCATTGTAGAGAAGCTTGGTGAAGACCGGGCATTAGAAAATGGACACTTACTGTATATGTTAAGGACTCGTGATGACTTCTTTCAACCACCGGAACTTGGTAGCTAAACACAGTGGCAAGTTCAACAAAACCAAGGTCTACAAAGACCGTAAAAAGGAGCAAAAGAGGGGCTACCAAAAGCACCGGGATTTCACCGCAATCAGCAAAAGCCAAAGGAAGGAGACTACAGCAAGCTGTTCGTGATAATATCCTGAGTGCTTTCCCTTCTCTTGAACCAGATGACGTTCGTAGCACTTCAATGGGTGCAGGTGGAGAAGATGTACAGTTAAGTCCTGCGGCAAGAAAACTATTTCCATATTCTGTGGAGTGTAAGAATCTTGCAAAGATCGCAGTATTCAATTATTATGAACAGAGTCAAACAAATGCAGGTTCTTCTGAGCCTTTAGTGGTTATCAAGCAGAATAGATCAAAACCACTTGCAGTTGTAGACTTTGATCATTTCATGGAATTAGTTAAGAGGTGCAAATGACAGCAAATAGTAAGCAAGTCGGAGGGGATCATTACACAAGGCAAGATATTCAACCTTGGGAATATATGCAAGCTGTAATGACTAAAGATCAATTTGAAGGGTTTATTTTAGGCAATATAATCAAATACATATCCAGATATCAAGAAAAAGGAGGCAAAGAAGATTTACAAAAAGCCTCTCATTACCTTGACAAACTGTTAGAAATAGTGTAAAATAGTAGGTTCGGTATGACGTTACATGACCTAACAGAAAAGCTAAAAAAGGTAGAAGAGGTCACGCTCATGGAGATCCTTGAGATTTCATCAGAAGAACTTGTTGACCGATTTCTTGATAAAATAGAAGAAAAATTTGATGTACTGGAGATAGACTTTGATGACACAATATCTTGGGATAACGATTGATTATGAAAGAGACTTTAGACTTAGTGATCAAGCAATTAAGCTCATGCATGACTACTATATGCTTGAGCATGAAGA